CTACCAGTTTCTATAGATCAATTCCCGCCTGTTTTTCCCTTTTCCTGCTCCGCCGATTGTATAGTCGATTCTGACCGTTTCCATCTTGAACCCTCTGAATACCCTTCGCATCTCAGAATGATCGTTTATAGTCAAAATGGCGGAGCCGTTCATGACGCGCATGGTCTCGGCGATCTTTTCATATTCCTCGATGCCAAACGGCACCCCGTAACCTTCGGTTTCCCAGTACGGGGGATCGAGGAAGTGCAGGGTGTAGTCACGGTCATAGCGTTTGATGCAGTCCGCCCAGTCCAGGGATTCGATCCATACCCTGGCCAGCCGTAAATGGGCCTGGCTCAGTTCCTCCTCCAGGCGAAGGATGTTGAACCTGGGGGGTGAAGATGGGGAATAGCCGAAGGTCTGTCCGGTCACTTTGCCGCCGAAAGAGAGCTTCTGTATATATAAATAGCGGGCCGCCCGTTGGATGTCCGTTAGCACCTCGGTGGGCGTTTCCTTGTGCCATTGAAAGAGCTGCCTGCTGGCAAGGGCAAACTTGAACTGCCTGATGAACTCTTCCAGGTGGTTCTTCACCACCCTATATAGATTCATCAGCTCGATGTTGACATCATTCAAGACCTCGACCTCTGCGGGTGGCCTCAAGAAGAACATGGAGCCGCCACCGGCAAAAGCCTCGACATAGCAGTTATGGGGACGGCTGGTTATAAGGGGAATAAGGGTTTTAGCCAGGCGTCTTTTCCCGCCCGGCCAGGCGAGTATTGGTTGGTGCTTCATCGGGATAGTCTCCTTGTTGTCAAGATTGTTTTGACGTGCTAGACTCGCCCGCGCTGCGCGTAGCAGGGGGGGCCTTTGGTCTGACTCACAGGAGACGCTGTGGGGTAGGATGGCTGGGTTGTATTGCAGTACAGCCCAGCCGCTCCTCTTTTCTATGGCCAACAAATACTTGGCATCATACCTAGCAAATCTTTTGGTGTAGGGGCTGTTTTCGGATCGGCAAGAAGAGCCGTCGAGATCTCGTTAAATTTGGCCCATACCGCATCCCGCCAGGCCACTCCGGCCCGCCCTTCTGCTGCAAAGACCTCATTCGTGGATGTGGCATAGCTGCACAATGACAGCATATCATCGTAGCCCCGCTCTCTGGCGATGGTGTTCATGTGCTTCCGCACGGCGCCAGCCAGTTGGCCGATGACCAACTCGGGAGGAATAGGCTCGACAGGAGCCGCCACTCGCCTGCCACCTTTCCATAACCATTTGCCCCGTTCGTTAATAAAGCACTGGTGGTCCTCATCGGAAATTGGCACAGCTTTTTTAGGAATGCTCTTGCCATGGATCTCTTCGATATAAAATCCAACGGGGGCCCCTTTGCTGTCAAATTCTGCGTAGTACATAAAATTCCTCCGTTTCCTTCTACCAACCAATAGCGATAAAGCGGGGTATTAAGAGTGGCACGTTTCCACCCATCGCCTGCAGATAAGCAACCACAGACGCTGTACTTGCCCCACGGTCCTGGAATAGACCATCATCATATATAGTGCCATTGCTCCACGTCGTTATCCCAGCCCAAAGGCAGGCATTGGGAAAAACAATAGGAAAGGTTAAAGTCTGTGGGCCTTCTGCAGATTGCGCCACTCCTGTCCCCCACTGAATGATAAACGCCCCAATTCGGGCATAACCATTCGCCGATGCGTTAAAGCCGTTGTTGAGCAGAAACGATCCTATCCCGTATCCAGCCAATGTATTGGCATTTCCCGCATTGGTCGCATAAGCCACCGAGAAGTTTCTCGGGTCCCAGACGTACATCGTCTGGCCATCGTTCGAACCCCACAACCAGGTAGGCTGCCCAGGCTGCCCGCTCCACTGGAATCTGGCTGTGGTCATGTAGGGGCCACCGATACCGCCGTCGTTGCCGTGGCCATGGTTCCATGCTGCTGCGCCGGTCTGGGCAGCAGTAGTGCCGTGGGGGTTGCCAACGGTGCCGATATGCCCCTGGACATTGCCGTTGGCCGGCTCATAGGTACCGGCATGGTTATGACCATAAGCAGCAAAAGCAGCGGCATGCAGGCCATCAAGGGTATCGGCGTTACCACCATTGGCGGGGAGAGAGGCGGGGAGTTGATCCAACGTGGCAATTTGCCGCCAGCCAGACCACGTATCCAAAGTGGAATCCCTCGCATTCCTGAACCAGATATTGCCCGATGCCCCCGTTACCCCACTCCATTCGAAGGCATATTGGGTCATGCCCAGGCCACGTATCGTCATGGCATTGCCGTAGGCGCAGGGGAAGCCGTTATTATAAATCTTTGACCAGGTAACACCGACAGGGAATGCGCTGCCGGTTGTAGCTGCAGTGATACCGGTCTCTGTAGCTACAACGCTATGGGCATGATCACCGGCAGCCACTTGGCCGGCAGCAGTGCCGGTATTTTTATAGGCAGCGTCGCCAAAGCCGAAACGGGCCTTGACTTCGGCTATGGTCTTCTTGACGAATGTGCCCGGTCCGGTCGCCATGAGCATGTCATCAAGAGCGGTGGCCAGGGCGTGGTTGACATGGCCGGTATGTGGCGCGGACGCTTGAATATGGGTATTGGCCACCTCCAGGGTGGTGGCCGGCGAGGTGTACCAGTTGGCCTTGCCGGTGATCGCCTTGATGATATAGCCGAGCCAGCTGAAAAGGGTGCTTGGCCCTGCAGTATTGCCGGTGGGTACCAGCGAGTCGGCAATGGTCCGGGCCGATTCATCGGGGTAGATCCGGGTGAAGGTCAAACCGGTGGTGCCGACGGTGATCGGGGCGTTGGTGGTGAGCATCCAGACCGTGTCGCCGTTGACGTTCCCCTCGGAGACAATCGCCAGCAGGCTGGCCAGCATGTCCAGGTCGCTGTCCGCATCGAGCGCCCGGACCCAGGCACCGGCATGGGCGATGTAGATGCCGTTCTCCACCGGGTTGCCCTGGCCCGATAACAGCACCCGGTCATTGTCCACCAGCTGCACCGTATCGATGATCTGCAGCCCGGCCAGGGCCACGTTGGCGGTGGCCACCACCCGCACCCGGTGGGGCATGCGGGTATCCACGTATTCCTGGGTGGCCATGATCAGCGAGGGGTCGATGGTCTGGTTGACGGCTGCGGCATCGGTAACGCTCATGATCATCCGGACGTAGAGGTCCTTTTCCGCGCCACTGCCCGGTGCCGGCTTGTTGGTCAAGGGATACTTGCCGATGGCGATCACCGCGCCGGTGGCATCCTTCACCAGGGCCTCGCGGATGTCGAAGCCACCTTGGCTGGCGGGGATCAGCGCCTCGACGACGATCCAGTTGGCGTGATTAGGATGGGCATAGACCCGGTTGACATTGCCGGACCAGACCTGGTGAACCAGGGCCGCCTCCTCGCCGGTCGGTTCATAATAGACCCCGTTCGAGTCGCCGACGGCAAAGGTGGCGATGTCGACCGCCGGGCCGCCGGTGGCAAAGGCGGTGATCTTGTTTCTGCCTACAGAGCTAGTTTTAACGTAGTAAACCGCCATAGTCTCTCCTTACTGGGGATAAACGGTAATAATCTCGCTCGACTGGTACGCCGACCCCACCACCAAATCCCCGGCAATGGCCAGATTGAACTCCATGGTGTCCAGGACATCCCGGAGCGCCTTGTATTCGTTCACCAGGGCATTGAGCAGGGTTTGCTGATCGGCGGTGATGCCGCTGTCGAGCAGGTCGAAACTGATCTTGAAATGGTAGGGGGAACCGGCGTACTCCCACCACTTGAGGATGGTGAAAGAAAGGCCGAGGGAGGTGATCGCCAGCTCCAGGGCATACTCGGTCCCCTTGTAGCGGTGCATCTCGCGGGCGTTCTTCAACAGGGCGCGGCGCTCAGCATCGTTGGTCGCCTGGCGCCACCCCTCATAGCCGGTGACATGGAACTGCTCGGCCAGGTAGGGGAGCACCGATGGATCGACGTTGTCGATGATATTCACCAATAGCGGCATCAGATCCATGGTGCCGAGACGTTCGGCCATCTCGTTATAGGCCCAGGCGCTGTCGTCGTTTCTCAGCCCCCCCGGTATGAGACGATCATCAGCCATTGGCGTACCCCGCGATAGTCACGGTGATCCCCGTGCAGTTCAGCCATTCATTCGACGCCAGCACCTGGTCGGCGACCGGGGAGGTGAGGTTCGACTTATAGACGCCGCGGTAGTTCTGGATGCGCCCCTTGATCTGGTCGATGACCAGGTCATAGCCGAGCCCTGCCCGCAGCTGGTCGGTATAGTCCTGGAGCAGCGCCTCGATGTTCGACCGTGCCGCCTCGGCATCGTCGCCGGCCCAGTCATAGAGGGTAACGGCGACGACAATGGCGAACTGCACCTGGGTGGGGGCGATGGCAAAAACATGGTCGGTGAGGGGGCGCACCTTCTTGGCGGTCAGGGTATTGACGACCAGGGTGAGGATCTCCGCCGCCGGCAGGCCGGTCTTCATCAGCGGGTAGATATTGACCACCCCGTCACTGGGAGACAGGGCCGCCACATCGATGATGTCCTGGTGGGCGGACTTGGCCCAGAAGATATAGGCCCCTTCTGGTCCGGCGGTGCTGAACGATTCGGGCTTCAGCAGTAGCCGGTCGCGGTAATGATCGTCCCCCTCAATGTCGGCACCACCCACGGTGATGGAGATATTGGCGACGCTGGCCATATAGGGGACCGGATCTATCTCCCCATTGACCTCCCCGGCCAGGTAGCCGTTGCCGGCCAGACCGGCCACATCGGCGGTGGCGGTCACGTCGCCGCTCAGTTGCCCGGCGGGGATGGTCAAGAGTGCATCGGTGGCAAAGAAATATTTGCCGTCCTTGCTCCCCCGGCTGGTGCCGGCAGGGACAACCACGTCGAAGCTTTGCCCGGCCAGCAGGGTAAAGCGCAGGGTGGTGCGGGCCGGCTGGGCCTCCAGGCGGGGGCATTTGTCCAGCTCCCCCAGATAATCGAGCATGATCCCCTTGGCGAAGTGGACCAGGTTCTGCTTGGCCGCCTCGTTACCCTGGATGCGCAGGAGCGTTTCCCGGTAGACGATCATGTCGATGAAGAGCCGCTCCGGCTGGGCCGGTTGCAGGACCTTGCCGGTCAGCTTCTCGTACAGATCCACATACTCGGCGGTGATGGTGTTGACGTCGCGGTCGAAAAATTCAGGATCAGGCAGTACTGCCAAGGGGCACCTCCGTTGTTTTCGCCAGTTGGCCGTCCCGTGGCTGCCAGGTCACGGCGACGGTGGCAGATCCGGCGCCGGTGACGATGGCCGTGACGCCGGTTACTTTGAGGCGGGGCTCCCACAATTCCAGGGCGTCGACCGCCTCGCGGACGATGTTGGGGACGGCGATGCTGGCCGGGGCATCGAGCCAGCGCCAGATATCGCAGCCGAAGAGCGGGCGGTGCGGCACGCTCCCCTTGCGGGTTAAAAGGACGATGGCGATGCACTGCTCGATGTCATCGAGGCCGGTCACCACCTCGCCGGGACTCCCCAAACGGGGGGACCAGTCGATGGCCGTTATGTCATTGACGCGCACTGCCATTTACATCCCCTGATTTGGGCCACCCGTACTGCCCCCCTGCGGATCGGTATGGGTATGGCCGTTGTAGATTGCCCGGTCGCCAGCCATGGTTCTGACACTGTCCTGGACGTTGCCGGCGGTGGATTGGATATCACCGGGAGTAACGATCTTGCCGCCAGTAGCGCCATAGGTGCCGACACAGGTAATCCCTCCCGCCACGGAGAGGTTGCCGGTGCATTCGGTGAGGGGCGTATCACAGACCACCTTGATGGAGGCGACGGCTTTCACCAGCGGCGAGGTGATAACGGCCTGGATATCAGCCCTGGCATCGATCTCCCCCTTGACGTCGACAGTCAATTTATGCCCGGCCCGGTCATACTGGAGCACCGTGCCGTCGGCGAACTTCTTGTAAAAGAGGTTGGCATTGGTCACCGGGGGAGGATCGGCATCACTGTATATGGCACACAGGACCACCCCGTCTTCGAAGTGTTCATCCATCAGGCAGTAAACCTGGGTACCCAGATCCGGGAGCCAGTAATCGAAGTCCCCCAGGGCCTTGCGTTGCCCCACCGGCAGCCAGTCACTGACCAGTTCGTCATGGTCGGGAAACTGGACCCGCACCTTGCAGGCCGCCGCATCGATGGCGACGATCACACCGTTGATGCCGGTCATGCCTTCACCAGTTTCTTGTCATTGCGCAGGTTCTTCATGCCGTAGCTCCCGTTCTGCCCGACTTCTGTTGATGTAGTATAGCCGCCCCCCCGCTCGATGCGGTGGATGGTCTTCACCGCTTGGTAGGTGTCGTCAAAAGCGCCGAAGCCTCGCAGGGTCACATTCATGCCGGCCCGCAGGCGGGGATCGCCATAGAGGGTCAATGTCCCTTCTTTCTGCCTGCCGTTGGCCTTGCGCAGGGCGGCTTTCGCCACCTTCTCCGCCTGCCCCTTGGACTCGCAGCGCTCAACCAGGTGCAGGGTATCGCCGCTGGTCGTGCCGGAGGCGGTGAAGGTATGGGAGACATCCTTCTTTAGCTTGGCATTCCAATAGGTGACCTTGCACTCCTTGTAGATCCGCGCAGACTTGGTGCGCAGGGTGTAAGAACCGGCCAGACCCTTGCGGGTGATGGTGACGACGGCAGGGGCCTTATCAAGAGCGTCTTGATCATGCCAGATGAGCTGTTTCCCCCTGATGGAGAAGACGTGCCCCCACTTCTCGCCAAGGCGCTTCAAGAAGGCGAGATCGGTCTCCCGCTTCTGGGTGACCCTTCTTATGGCTATCTCCGGGACGGTGCCGACAATGGCCAGACCGTGGCGGGTGGCCACCTTGGCGGCGATTTTGCGCAGGGTGGTGTTCTCGTAGGCGACACTACGCGAGGTGCGAAGCGTTGCCTTGACCGCTGCAGCAATGGCCCGGATGCTGACCGTGTCGGGGGGACCATTGAATTCCACCTCATCGATCTGGAACTCCCCCGCATCGAGGAGGGGCTTTTTATCCTTGTAGCCCAGGGTCAGCTGCAGCAGATCCCCCTTTTCCGGCATCCAACCATTCATCCACCGCCCATCCTTGTTTTCGATCACCACCTCCAGGTCGTCAGCCTCGCCGGCCAGGTTGTCCGTGTAGGTGACGGACAGCACATAGGGGGAGATGCGGGCGGAGATATTGACCCCGGCATAGGTCAGGTCCCAGCTGCCGGTGCGGACCGGGCGGTTATCCATAGGTCACCCATGGGGGCAGACCGGCGTCCACTGCCGGGGCCGGGTCGTCGGCGACGGGGATCAGGACTTTCACCCCCGCCGGTAAAATGGGGATGATCGGCAGGGCCGGGTTGGCGAGGATGATCTCCTCGTAGCGGGTGGCGTCGCCGTAATAGTGCCAGGCGAGGAGGTCCCAGCGATCCCCCTCGGCGGTCAGATGCTCTATGTAACCGGAAGCGGCCATGGTTGCCCTCTAACCCGGCAGCATGCGGGTGATGATCTGTGCCCGCTGCCCCGCCTCTATTGCACCCCCTTGGGCCAGCTGGCTCAGGGTGATGGTACTCTCCGCCTGGGTGGCGATCCCCTTATTCAGCGCTTCCATCCGTTGTCCCAGTTTTGCGGCCGGGCCGGGGAGTCCGGAGAGCACCCGGGTAATGGATGAACTGATTCCGGACACTTGGGCGGCATAAACCTGGATATTGGCTGCCGCCCCCTGGACCCCGGCAGCAAGGGACTGGGCCTGGGCCATCATCGGCCCGGTCTGCTCCTTGATCTGGTCCGCCGCTGCCTTCACCTGGGAGGAGATCCCGGCGGCGGTACCGGCATATGTGGCCTTTAAGTCGTCGGCCAGGGTGGAGATCCGGGAGGCGAGGTTGTTCATCTGCCCGGCATTGGCCTTGACCTGGCCGGCGATAAGGGCGGTCCGATTTTGGGCGTTTGTCAGAAAATATGACTTTGCCAATGATCCTTTCCCGGAAAGCCCTAGCGCTTTGCGTTTCTGAGCAGCTACATGACTTGCCATGGGATCTGGATCGGACCATTCCTTAAGCTGCAGACGGGCTTCAATACAAAGGGCATAGCCGTTGTCAGCAGTTACAACCGTCGTCTTGCTGATCTCTGAAATGATGTAGTAGCCCAGGTATTTTCCGCTGGTAAAGCTGAACGGCAGCGCCTCATGACGGTCAGCTTCTTCTTTCAGCAGGGCAAACTGCGCTTCCGGATCACAGAAAGCGAAATGAAAGCGGACGCTGATGTTCGCCTCATCCAGGTTGTCGCCGACAAACTGCAGCAGTGGCTTCCCCTCGATGACCTGGTGCTCCGCGTAATTGTAGGAATAGCGTTCATCGAAGCTCTCGATGGGGAGCAGTTCGAACTGGATATTGCCGAGCTGTGCATACAT